CGTAAACGTAAACGCAAGTAATAATATTATGGCATAGACGCACTACAATGAATGTTACATTCCGGACAATGAATTTTATCGTCTATGTTCAATTTTTTCAAACATTCTGAATGGTAATATCCTTTAAAACGTTCTTCGCAATTACCACATTGTACATCTATATAAGTAAATGTATTATTATCCAAAGTTACAGTACAAAGGGCACATTTATGATTGTTTGGTTGGTTATGTGAGAAATAATTTCCCATAAATAGAATACTAACATTTTTTTATATTTAAATAACTATTAAACATTATTAGGATTTTCAGGACTTCGTTTCCATAATTTATATATATGTTCTTTATACTGATTCATGCGCAAATTGGGATTTCCTTCTTTTAATAAAACAAGTTGTTTCTCATAAAACTGTTTATATTGATCTTTGTTGTTTAATACATCATCAGAAGAATCTAAAATATCCAGTGCGTCATCAATAGTTCCAATGACACCTTGTAATTTATCTTCAAATACATCTTGCTTAACAATGTTTTTATAACTATATTCTTTTTCTTCTTGGAGTTCACGTTGTTTTTGTTCCTCTTTTTCAATAGCGCGTTGTTCTTCCATTATTTTTCGTTCTTCCTTTGCCTTCATTTCGTTTTCTTTTTGTATTTGTGCTTTGGTTTTAGGTGCGCTTGAAAGTGCCTGATTCAATAAAAATAAATCATCGTTTTTGGATTTCTTGGACTTGGATTTTTTTCCAGGTCCTAATAATTCTTCTTCTTGTTCTAATAACTCTTTTTTTTCTTGTTTCAATCGCATTTTTTCTTCATGTTTTTCATTTTGAAGTTGGGATTTCAACGCACTACGCTTATTTGTACCCATTTCCCAAGACTTTTCTTCTTCTTGGACTTTCTTTTCTTCCAATTGGTTTTGAAGTTTTTGCTCCGCTTTATTTTCACGTTTTTGCTTTTTCGATGGCATATAATAATAATATGGAAAATTTTTATTATATTCTTTTAATGAGTTATTTTCCTCCTTCTAAAAGTTGTTTTTTCTTGTGCATAATACTCAAATAATCATCTAATAACACTTTGGAACTTTGTTTTTGTAACATCTTTTCAAATAGTTCATGTTCTTGTTTTTGATATTTCAAAAATGTTTCTTTATGAGCAAATATGTGTTTAAAACGTGGACTACCTTGGACAAAATGATTACACAAAGGCATTTTGTTTTGACGTACACATTCTTTTTTTAAATTTTTCATATCACTTACATAGTTCAAAACGTCTACTGTAGTATGTGAATGAACAGCATCTTGCGGTATAGTACATAAAATATACGTAGAACTATGAGGACTAAATGAATGACGTAACATTTTGGTTAATTCACAACGACGATAAGGAACATGTGGATTCTTTTCGACTAAAGAACGTATACATTCTTTTAACGCGAAAAGACTTTGATTAATATCACCATTTTCTTTGAATTGTTTGCGATCATTACAAATGGAGCGTTTTGCCTTTTCACAACCGGCTAAATCCAATATACGTAAAAAGCGATCGCCTAAATCAATCGTAATTTGTAAATGAGAACGTGAAGAAGTAGAATTTTCACTCGAAACACCTACTTTTCTATTTTCGGAAATAATGGTTTGGATTTCTTTAATATCGGATTCTTGTTTCAAATCCTTTTGTCTCAAATTTTGAACAATAAATCTATTTTCATAATCTTCGCGTTGAAATACTTGTTTCTTTTCGTTCAAAATATCGTAACATTTGTTGTTATAAATTTCAATAAAAGAAATTTTCGCATCTAATTTCATTTCCAACATATCAGATAGTAAATATTGTAAAAAACCATGTTCTTTTGGAGAACCTAATATGCTATGTGTTTTACCTGAACCGGTTTGTCCATATACGTAAAACGTCACATTTTTCTTATATTTCAAAACATTCATCAACATATCAATACCAAGTTCATTATATACATCCATATTAATGCATTTGTCGTCAAACACTTTATCAAAATTATATTTGTGTGTCATATTGTAATTTCCAGCATAACTTTTTTGCGGTTTTTGAACCCTAATTTGATTTTCATAGTTTTTTACGCAACCATCGATACACTGCTTTGTCAAATTGGGTTTAATACGTGATAATATTTTAATTTTGGTCATCTTGAATTAGTTTTACATAATATGATTTCAAAATATTATCATTCGAAAAAATCGTCTATTGTATTATCTCTATAATGAGAAACATTTTCTTGGTCAAGAATCCAAAAATAATGTGTACATTGAACGATTCGATAATGATACTCTTCTATATTGGATGGTTTCCAACGTAAAAACCGTTTTCCATTTGTATGTTTTATAAAATCCCGATTTTGTAATAATAGATCATAAATCATGTTCCACATATCCAAAGAAATGGGATTGGATAATAATGAGTTCATCGTCCCAATAATATTTTTTTCCACATGTTGTCCAAGAACCAATGAATATAATCGTTTTATAATTAATTCAATTAATGGTTGATTCATAATAAGTTACATTATTTATAGATATTTTATATGTCAAATAATGTGTAATATAACTACACATTAATTAATAATCAATATTCAATAAAATATATATTTTATGAACACGCTTAGTTACTGTAAGCAACACCAGCCATACCACTCATTACGCGAAGCACGGTGGAACTGGTGGCGTATACACGAACCTTAGCAGTGGCAGTACCTCCGACAGTTGCGCTGGAAAGAACAAGTTGAAGGGTGTCATTGTCAATGCGGGAGAAGTTGCAGCTTCCGGAAGGTTGGTGTTCCTCAGGGCGAAGAGCAAAGGAGTATACGTTAATACCAGCATCAGGGGCGCGGGTGTGGTGTTGGAAAGGTTGGACAACGTCGAAGTAAGAACCTTCGCGCTCGGAGAAGCGGTCTTGACCGTTAAGTTGTAACTTAGCAGTTACAACAGGGTTCTCACCCCAGCAGTGCATGTCAAGAGCAGTCTCAGAAAGGACGAATGTTCCGGCATCAGATACGAAGGAACCTTCAGCAACCTCACCAAGGGCAGCATTGGCGGTCTCAGCACCGAATACACCACGGTTAAGAGGAGCATCAGACCACTGAGCAGGGGTAGGTCCATTTTCAGATCCCATGGCTCCAGGTTCCTGGAAAAGACCACCGCTTGTGATGAAAGCGTTGGCACCGGAGGTCTCAGCAGGTCCACCGAAAGCGTGAACAGCGTTAGGAAGAGCATCTACAGCATCAGTGTAGTTGAAAGGTTGGGCACCAAGGGTCTTGTAAAGGGTCTGACCACCTTCAAGGGAAGAGCAGTAGTCAACGTTGGCATCAGGTTGGACAACCCAGATCAATTCCTTACAAGGGTGGTTGAAATTCAACTTGATCTTGTTGGAAGAAGAACCAACAGACTCGTCACCAGTGAATTGAAGTTGCTCAATCAAGTACTCGTGAGGGTTCTGTGCCATCTTGCGGCGCTCATCGGTGTCAAGGAAGACATAGTCGATGTAAAGGGAAGCAGCAACAAGAGATTGTTGGTAAGCAGTGGAAACGGAAAGAGTTCCGCTTGTTCCGTCAAGTTGCTTGACAGCCCACAAGCACTCACCAATAGGACGGAAATCAATGTTGATCTTTACTTCGTGGTATTGAAGAGCAATCAAAGGAAGGGCAAGTCCAGGGTTGCGGCAGAACCAGAAAAGAAGAGGGATGTAAAGAGTGGTCTCAGGAAGAGCCTTGCGAGGGGCGCATACCTGGGAAGGACCACCAGCAGCAGCACAAGGTCCGCTGATGTCAGCAAAGGAAGGATCAGTGATGTAGGTAAGTTGGGTGGTGTTACCGATCATCTTGAAGTATCCGCGTTGTTGTTCAGCAGACATGGTAAGTTGGTTCCAGATGTGCATCCAGTCACCGTATTGACGGTCAATGCGTTGACCACCAATCTCGACCTCAACCTGGGCAATAAGTTGCTCACCAGGGAAATCTAACCAACGAGCAAAAACACCTTGGTCACCACCAGCCTTCATGTCCTGGTTGATCTCAGGAAGAGTTACTTGAAGGTAAGTGCGGTAGCAAAGATCACCGTTTCTGCTGATAGTACAGGTGACACGGCGACCGAAATCGGCTTGACCAGAGAATGTCTGCTCAATGGATTCCATAGCAAAGTTGGTGTGGCGTCTGTAGGACACCTTCCAGAAGGTAATTTCAGGGGTTCCGGTAAGGAATACGTCTTGGGCGCCATAGGCGACGAGTTGCATAAGTGCTCCAGCCATTTTTTCTTATATACTGTTGTAATAGAAAATAATTTTGGATTTTAATTAAATTAAATTTATTTTTATA